TATTATTACATCTATGTCAGTTTCTGTAATGTTTACTGACTTAATATCTTCACCCAACTCTTCTTGCCACTTGGTAAGCTGACCAATCCTTAACTTAATATTTTCTTGTGCTTGTAAATCTAGTTTAATCTGGGACAACTCTTTGTTACTACCGGCTATAGCCTGGTTAACCCGTAACTTAATATTCTTAGCTTTAGTTAGCTTTTCTTGTATAGCTTTTATATCTCCAACCATCGCCTCAATCTCTTCTTTGAGGGCTTTTCTTTCGATTTCGATATATTCAGTATCATGTTCTTCAATACTTCGAAGACAAACAGGACACTTTTCATTTGATGTACCAATCTTTGCATATGTTGTTTTTGTATGAGTTACTTCTGCTTTTTTAGTGCTTATATTCTCAATAAGACCGTTTATTTTTTCGTCACAAATATTTAGTTTACCCTCATACTCTTTTATATTATCTCTAACATTATCTATATTCTTTTCATCTACAGAAACTGTCTGAGTTTTAAGATTACTCAGTTCAGATTCATTTGATCCTTTACGTTCAAGATATAACGCATGTTTTTCCTTACGACGTTCTAAAATTTTAGTACGCTGATCTTTATAGTTATTACAACTCTTACTTACTTCTTCTAGTCGGGTAAACTCTGTATCATGTTCACGCTTTATATCGTTATATTCACTTCTTAGGTGTGATAACATTTGACCAAACACTTCCATACCAAAAATATCTTCGATAAACTTACGCTTCTCAATTTTATTTTTTGCCATAAATGGTATCGCGTTGTTAACTGTCATAATAACACAGTTCTGAAAGATCGAAGGTGTGGCGCTGGTTACTTGACTAATATATTTGTTTGTATTGGATATACTATCACGGGTCTTATCAACACCTTCTTTAAATACAAAGACCTTTGATGGGTTAAGATGTCTAACTATTTTATAATTACTAACACCCTTAGTTGACTTAATTTCAAAATCCAATTCTACATGGGTTCTACCTCCAGTAATGTTATTAGGTATAAGATCTTTTTTAAGTTCGCGTAATGTATCACCGAATATAGCAAAATAAATAGAATCAGCTACTGTACTCTTACCAATAGCATTTCGACGATCCGGTTTATCACGATTTGTACCTGTAATAACATGTAAACCTTTTGTAAACTCTACTGTTACAGGGTCTTCACCTACAGATAGAAAATTTATTATACTTACCTTTTTAAAGTTTACTTCTTTCATATAGACCGAGAGTATAATCAATTATATCTTTTTTATTGTCAATATCAAGCATGTTTACAAACTCTTCAATAGCTTGCTCTACATCAATACCTGATAAGTCTTCTTTATCTTCTGTATTTTCTAGTAAACGATTAAAGTTAATATCATAGTCAACTGTTAAACCTTCGGGTTTAAGCTTGACGAGTACGCCAAGGAGTACGTCCAGATCTTCTTGCGATATATTCATATCAACCTTTAGTTTAACTATGTTATTAGTAACACTCTGTATTACATAAGATGTAATTTCACCTTCCTCTACCAATTCACTTAAAGCTATCTTTTTATAGCAGGGTGATATATGATTAGGTTTAAATTCATACTCTAAAGTATCTAGATCTAGAATATGGTAGCCTTTCTGGTTACCAGCATCACCGAAGTCCATTTGAAAGGGATTACCAACATATAAAATAGTACCTGAACCGAAAGTCTTTTCATGCCTTGTATGGAAGTGTCCTGATATAATCAAACTAGACTTCTTCAAAAGATCTTTTACCTTTACACCCTCCTCACATACCTTGTAGGTATTCATTTTAAACGTCTCAATTTCAAAATGACCGAATATAATATCACTCTCTTCGATATTTTTAACGTTTGTATTCCAAGGACAAAATGATAACATACGATCGTATGCTTCTAAAGTCTGATACTGCTCTAGAACAGTTACATTTTTTCTATTCTTAAATATAGAAAGGGAATTTACATCCGTTCTATGCTTGTAGTAGATATCATGATTGCCAGTTATTGCAATAACGTTAAACTCCGATAAGATGTCCAATATATCGGCAGATATTTGTAACGTATTGACTGATATTTCACTTCTATTATGATGCCAGTCACCACAAAATATAATGTCCTCGATCTTATTACGGACACATTCTTCTTTAAACCAATTAGCCCACTCTAAGGCATAATTATGCCATTCTGTACTATTAGAATGAACCCCTAGGTGAAGATCAGATATAATAGCTACTTTAGGCTTTCTAAGCGTCGGGATCATCATCACCATCAACAGGTTTTACATAAACATGACCATGGGTATTGTTAGGATCGGACATATAGTCTTCGTAAACCTGCTCTTTATAAGATGTAATAGCTTCATGATGCTTTTTCTCTTTCTTAATTCGATTAATAAAGGCATGATAAGCTATTGTAGTAAAATATGAAAATGGGTTAGAGTTATTCTCAAATTTATACTTCTTATATTTGAGAGCCGAATACATCTTAATCAATGCATCACCAATCATATCATCTTTGTATGAATAATTAATAAATGACGAGTTATAACTTAAACCGTAAGCAATCTTCTTAATATTCTCGGCGAGATCATCCGTCAAGATATCAGAGTCATAATACTTCCTTAAACTCGCTTTAAAGACTTTAGGTTCTATATAATATTCAGCTTTCTTCTCTTTGGACATTTAATATATTATAAAGTATCTATGATATAAGTCAAGTTAAATTTACAGTTGATTCTGTATAGCGTATTTTTTCAGACTCATAGATTTCCTTACGTTTTTCATTGTGTTTTATACCATATGGCAGATTGTCGCATATATCAATAATAACTAACTTGTTTTTACTATGATGCTTACGTAATCCGCGGCCGATTGATTGAACTGTACGTACAAACGACTTACCACCTGCGGCAAATACAATGTTATGAAGATTTTTAATGTTAACACCAGTAGAAAAGATAGCACTAATAGCAACACATATAACATTATGTTCCTTTTCCATTATACCTTTAATTTTATCACGTTCTTCTACATCTACCTCACCTCTAATGAAGTAAACTTGTTTATCCTCTAGAGTACTAAGGTAATTCATTAAAGCCTCACCATGTTTTATGTGATTAACCAATATCAGAGTGTTATTTGGTAGTTTACCTACCAACTTGCTTAAGAACGTGTTACGATCAAAGGATTCGTATATAAAGTTAAGCTCTTCTCTATATCTATCTTGTGTTTCATAACGTATTTTGTCTTTATAGTTAAGATTAAGTATCTTAACGTTAACATTAGCTAGATAATCCTCCATTCTAAGCTCATAACTCGTTTTTTCATAGATAACCGGTCCTAGTTTACCAATAATAGACCATTTATCTATCTGTTTCTCAGGTAAAGTACCCGTAAATCCATATTTGTTAGGTGTTTTTATCTTCTTTACTATCTTAGATATCTTATTGCCTGATGTTATCTTGTGACACTCATCTACTATTAGTAAATCTATATGCTTTATCCAATCATTATCTTCAAACCTACTCTGTATAATGCCTATATTAGCAATAATTACATTTGCAGTAAAGTCTGGCTTTGTTTTACCGGTCCATTTAGTTAATTTGTATGTTGTTCCACAGTTTACAAACTCTTCATAAGTCTGCTTAACCAATCCTAGATCAGGTACAAGCACAATACACTTAAATGTATCTCTATCTGGACTATACCTAAAGTAATTTTCTATTAATGCTGCCGTTGTAAATGTCTTACCAGCACCTGTACCAAGAACACATGTACCTCTACCAAGTCTCATAGCCTTACCTATAACTTCTTCTTGATATTCACGCAAGTCAAAAGCAAAATCTTTATGCATCGGCTTATCTAAACCAACATCTATAGCTTTCTGAAGTGCAGGTGTTATGTTAACCTGTATATTAATCTGATTCTTAATAAGATACTGTCGAATATCCCAGTATAACCCAAGCTCACATGAGCCTAAGTTACTAATCACATACTTACGACGAGGAGCAAACCTATTAAACCTTCTAGCGAACCTAGCGCCATCATTTTCCACGCTAAAATGCTCACGCATTCGATCGTATAACGACGAATCATCACATTTAATATGAAGTTTGCCGGATGACTTTATATAATCAAAGTGTATCATACTATAACTGCTCCATCTTCTGAACATCTATAATGTTCTTAATATCAAATCCCATTTGACCCATAACTTTTTCTACTTTCTCGAGATATTCAATGATCATATTACATTCATATATCTTTGATGTAAGTTCCTGCACGGCATCATGCCGTTCAGCTGCTGATTCAGCAGCTGCTTGACTTATTTTAACAGGTGAAGTTTCAATTACTCCTTTCGTTAAAGTCTTCTTAAGAGTCTTTTTCTTATTAAGTAGCTCACCTCGCTTTATTTTAGCCTCCATCAATCTAGCCACCCAAAAATGCTTACGAGCAGGTAGTCTCATTTGAGCTTCCTTAAGATTGAAATCATCAAGTACAAGATCTTTACCGACATCTTCAATAAATTTTTTAAGCAATTCCACAAACTTAGTATAAATATAAATATGCAAGAATCAAGAGGTAAATTTGAATCTCAGTTCTTTAAGTTGTTATCAGAAGATTTAGCTGAAGAAAATATATCTGTAGGTGGTGGAGCTCTTGGAACAGCGGCGCAAGGCGGTACTATCTTTAATCCAGATAGTCAGATTAACTCAGCAGATACATATGCGCCTGGTGATGCAAGAAAACCAAAGATGTTAGGTGGTGTTCAAACAAGAAGTGGTTCCGCATCTAAGAAAAAGAAAGATAAAAAGAAGAAAGGTGTAGATGGAGTATTCTTAACCGGGGAAGAAGACGAAGAGGGTATGTGTCCAGATGCTTGTTGTGGAATGCCGATAAAAGAGTGTAAGTGTGGTCCAGAATGTGAACATTGTAATTGTTACGAGATCAACAATGGCTGATCTAGGACACTGGCAAGGATTGCTTACAGAAGATGTAATTCCTTATGGATTTATTTACGAGATAACAAATCTCACTAATAAACGTAAGTATATTGGTAAAAAACAGTGCCAATCGGTACGTAAACGACCACCTCTTAAGGGTAAGAAGAATAAACGGCATCAAATCGTTGAAACAGATTGGAGAACTTACACTTCTTCATCAAATGAGCTAAATAAGGACATAGTTGAGCTGGGAAAAGATAAATTTAAGTTTGAAATACTTATAAGTTGTGATAGTAAATGGGAACTCTCATATAATGAGATGAAGCTACAGGTAGAACGTGAGGTTTTACTGAAAGATGAGTATTACAATGGAATTATCAACGTTCGAATTGGAAAAAGAAGAAGATAACGTCAGAGGTTATGTTTTTATTAACTTAAATCGACTGTTAGAGGCTTCTTACAATGAATATACGTGGTATATTACGGAGAATGAACTAAAACTCAGTAGAAAAGACAA